GTTGCCGATGCTCCGACCGTATGATTCACATCGAACTTACGCAGGAGCAGGCCAATAGCCTCCTCCAACTCATCGACATCGCAATCAAAGCCGGTGGCTACCAGAACGCCAAAGTCGGCGTTCCCATTGCCGACATCATCATCGCAGCAGCTCAACCTAAATCCTCAGAGTAAATGGACGCAACCAACCACGGCGGAACGAACGGCCTAGCAATCTCGCTGGGCACCGCGGCAGCAGCCACAGCAGCCTCGCTGCTTCCTCAGCTCACCGACGGCATCCGATTTGTCTCCGCCGTGGTCGGCCTCATTGCGGCCTGCATCGCGCTCTATAAAGCCTGGAAAAAATGAGAAACACCAAGACCACTCTTGCCGGAATCGGCGCCATCCTTGTTGCCATTGGCGGATGCATGAAGGCCCTGTTTGATGGCGATCCGACCACCTCGGTCGACTTCACCTCCACTATCGCCGCCATCTCCGCCGGCATCGGCTTGGTCATGGCCAAGGACGCCAGCGAGAAGCTGGAGATCAAGAAGCCCGAGTGAACTGGATCTACCAGATCCTGCGGGCCCTGCTCGACTGGTTCCGAGAAACACCACCCACCGATGTTAACCACGGCAAAGCACCTGATGAGCTCAAGCAAAAGCTGGGCTCTGATATTGCCGACTTGCCTAGGTTGCCAGACGAGGGTGGTCCTGGTCCCTTCCGGTGATCCGGTGATGCTGGCCAAGCCTGTGAAGGCCAGCGTCTACGCTTTCGACAAAGACAAGAAGCTGGTCGGGCCATCACGAGTCGAGCTACCCGCCGGCTGGTACGTGCTACCCAAGTCTCAATGATCAACTACAAGGGCAACAAGTTCGCCGGCTACAACAAGCCCAAGCGCACGCCAGGCGAGAACAAGAAGTTCGCTGTCCTAGCCAAGGAGGGCGACAAGGTTGCTCTCGTGCGTTTCGGTGACCCGGACATGACAATCAAGAAGCACATCCCGGAGCGCCGCGCATCCTTCCGAGCCCGTCATGGTTGTGACGAGCCCGGCACCAAACTCTCCGCCAAGTACTGGGCGTGCAAATCCTGGTAGCCTATGAGAACCGTCTCTTACGATTACGTCCTGCAACGCGCCTGTGAACTCACCGGGCGCGTTTTCTCTACGCTGACCACCGAGGAGTCCAACTTCTTCCGCACGTTCATCTCCATGTCATTGCGAAGCGCCTGGGAGTGCTTCGACTGGCCCGAGCAGACCGTGTATCAGCAGGAGTTCTTCGCGCCCAACTACAGCGATGCGATCACGTACACCCAGGGCACCGTGGTGTACTACCCGGTTGAGCAGAAGTACTACCAGTACGTTGGTGCACCGAATTCCGAAGTCCCTCCGACCAACAACGGCCCGAATGGCACGCTCAACTCGCAGTGCTGGGGGCTGGCGCAGTCATCCTATTCCGGAAACGCAAACTGGAATGCAACGACCACGTACACTGTCGGCACCATCGTGCTGTATCCGGTAACCCAAGAGTACTACCAGCTCTTCAATACCGCGGCTGCAGGCACTGTCCCGACCAACACGTCCTACTGGGGACGCCTCGACAAGTTCCTGCGCAACATCTCGCAGACGACCAATGTCGATGGCACCACCCGGGCCATCCCCATCGGAGAAACCTTCTCGGTCTGGCCCATCGACCCGCGGGTGACGTGGCGCCAGCAGGAGGCCCCGTACACCTTCACAGACGACGGCATCCTAGTCACAGCAGAGCTCCCGTTTGTCTGGCTGGAGTTCCGCAAGACACCGCCGCTTCTGTCCAGTGCTGCCGAGGCCACCGCCTATGCCTTCCCCTACCGATTCTGCGAGATCTGCTCCCTCAAGGCCGCGGGCCAGATGCTGCGCGTTGACGGCAAGATCGACCTGGGCAACCAGTTCTTGGAGTTAGGCGAGGCTGAACTCACCAAGGAGATCGACAAGGTGGCACTGCAGGAGAAATATGTGCGCCAGATAATCGTGCCATCACGGTGATATGCCTGACCTGCCTGACATCATATCGGTCGACGACGGCTTCAAGGGGGTGATCTCACGCCTTGATCCCGCGCAGTTGCCTCCCCAGTTTGTCAGCCAGGCCATCAACCGGGTATTTCAGGATCAGAACATTCGCAACCGCTGGGGCATCGTGCAGCCTAGGTGGGGCGGCAAGTGGAACAACTTCACTCGGTCGGTCATCGTCACATCCGGGTCGCCCGAGACGCAGGTGGTCACCGGATCAATCATTCCAAACAACACGATCATCTGCTCGGACAGCAGTTCCAGTATACTGGTGTTCCCCAACGGAACCCGATGCCTGTACGACAACAACACCAATGCGATGATGTCCACCGCGGCCATCTCTCTTGGTGGTCCGGCAACGACTCGGAACATCCAGTTCTACGGCAACACCACGGCCTTCACCGACATCCTCGGCGTGCTTCCTTTCCGAGATCCGGACACCGGCTACCAGGCTCTGATTGTCGCCACCAACGAGGCGCGGACGTCCGACGGCGGTCAGGGCAGGATGTACTTGGTTCGGCCCAACCAATCCAACCTAGAGATCCCGCTCAACGGGCACGACATCTACAGCCCGGTGCGCCTGATTCAGGCCACCAACTCGGTGGTCATGCTGCGCCCGGGGAATGCCCGCTACTACTTCACCGGAGCCGACGTCAACACCACCAACAACACTGTGACATTGAATGTCACACCCGACCTGCAGTCCGGTGATCGTGTTGTGGTGTTCCAGATCGGTACTGCCCCCAACCTGTGGACATCATCCACATCCACTGGTCAGGGATTCGGGATGTACGTCAACGTGAAGGCCGGCGGCGTCTGCACGCTGCACCTGTCGCAAGCCAGCGGCCAGCAGGGCACCAGTCCGGTCACGCTCAAGACAGGCCTGACGTCATCGAACCGCTACTACTTTGAGCTGTCGAACAACACGACGGGCTACGATGTCACCCAGGGCATCAGCGACTTCTACAATGACGGCCTGCCGCTGATCATGGAAGCCTCGTACTCATCGGGGGCTCCGGTCTCGGCTCTCGACAACGGTTTCAACCGGATTGCCGCGGTGAACGCCATCGTAGCGTCCTCATCCGTAGAGGACACGATCACCGTTCCCAACCATCCGTTTGTTCCCGGCGATCAGGTGACGCTGTCGAATACGCAGAACGGCGGTGCTACGGTCACCGACAAGATCTACTACGTCTTCCCGAGCGATAAGAACTCGCTGAAGCTGTTCTCCGGACCCACCGAGGAGACCGACTCGCTGAACACTGCAAAGACAGCGATCATCACCGGGACGATTGGCAAGACGACGGCAACCGGAACCGCGGTGCTTTCTGGGGCCACCGTTGGATCCATTACGCTCGGTGTTGGTGGCGCTGGGTACTCCACAGTGCCCAATGTCGTTATTGCTCCTCCGGGTGGAGGCGGAACAACCGCTACAGCCACTGCGACGATCTCTAAAGGCAAGGTCACTGGATTCACGATTACCAACGTCGGGTCAGGGTACTCTACGGTTCCTGGTGTGACCATTGATCCGCCTGCAACCGATGGCTATACCTCGCTCACCATCGTAGACCAAGGTGCTGGTTATCTGACTGCACCGACGATCACGCTCGGCGGTGGCGGAACGCTGGCTGAAGCAACGGCTACGATCACCGACGGCAAGGTGACCGCGGTGACCATTAACTTTCCCGGCATCAACTACACGTCAGCCAGCGTCACGGCATCGCAGCCTTCGACGCTGGTCAACGTCACGTCCGACTCCATCACAGGCACGATCAAGAAGTCATCGGCCTCCGGCGCCAACGTGCCTGCAGGCCGCGAGGGGTTGTACTTCCAGAACCGCCTGCTGCTGCTCTACGGCCCCGACTACCTCGCAGTGTCCGACGTGCTGGATCCGCTGCACTACAGCCCGATCCTGAACGAGTTCAAGCTGAACACCGGGGCCAACGACGCTGTGGTGGCGCTGTATCCGTTCAACACGACGACGCTGATCGTGTTCAAGGAGCGCAGCATTCTCGCCGTGGAGAACCTCTACGGCGACTTGTCCACCACCCGCCTCACTGAGGTCACCCGTGAGTTTGGATGCGTCAGTCAGGCGTCTATTGCTTCCACAGGGTCGGATATCGTGTTCCTTAGTCAGCGCGGAGTCATCAGCCTCAAGCAGACCGAATTTGGTATAAGCCAGTCGGTGGTTCTTCCGCTCTCCGATCCAATCCAAGACGTCATCGAGGAGATTGATCAATCCAACTGGGACAAGGCCTGCGCTGCATACTTCCAGAACCGCTACATCCTGAGCGTGCCTGTCGAAGGCGGAAACGGAACCAACCAGCGCACACTGGTCTACAACTTCCTGAATCAGGCCTGGGAGGGTTACTGGGAAGGCTCGCTGCTGGTCCCGCGGTACTATACCCGGGTCATCGTGGCTGGCACCGACACGCTGTGCTGGGCCGATGAGAGCGGACTCATCCACAACTTCGACCTCAATGCGCTGCAGGATCGAACGCTGACAGGCGCCATTCAGCAGATCGTCACATCGGTCTACTTCCGCGGACATTCCGGCGAGAACGACATTGACCACAAGCAGTGGACGGGCCTGCAGTTTGAGCTGTCATCCTGGAACCCGACCTACTCAATCACGGCTAACTTCGACGGCGTGAATGAGTCCTACACGGTGGCGACCAACGAAACAAAAAGCCGCACAGCGTACTACACCTATGGCTCGGGCACCTTTGCGACCAACAACTCCGGCGACAACTTCCTCGCACCATTCCGGCAAGACTACTCCACACTTCCGGGTTTGCGGTGCAACACTTCCGGATTTCGCGCCAGCCTCCTGCAGTCTTTCAGCCACAAGGCTCGCCTGCGTCGTCACTCCATTACCATGCAGCCAGTGGTCACCACCACGACTGGGGCGCTGACGATTCACTCGGTCAAATCCATCGCAATCCCTTTCCGACTCTACGGCAAGAACGACGTCTAAACCACCATGCCACTCTTTGTCACAGTCACACCGGGAACCACCGTCACGTCATCCACCACGCTGGATGCCAGCACGCTCAACCTGCTCGGCACACCGAGCATCGACGTCACGGGCACGGTCGATGGCGGTTCGTTGTCCATTACTCCAGGATCGGTCACGTTGCCGTCATTGTCAGCGCAGGCGGCCAGCACGCTCGTTGGCAATGCCAGCGGATCGTCAGCCAGCCCCACCGCGCTCACGTCCACCGATCTGGCGTTCTCCGCCGGCACCGTGAATATTGGCACCGGAGCGGTTGTTGAATCCAAGATCGCAGCGCGTGCGGTGACGGCTGGGAAGCTGTTTGCGGTGGACGGAACCAGCGGCACGAAGCTGCTTGGGCGCTACAGCGCAAGCTCCGGAGACGTTGAGACGCTGACGCTCGGATCTAACATCACGATGAGCGGAGGAGCGTTGAACACGCTTCGGCCTAAAATTGAGTTCACCAACTACACCGATGTAGTGGTTTATACGACCGCAACCGTTAGGGGAAGTGCTGTTGAAATCACGCAGTTGACCACGTCAATCACGCCACAAACGGCCACATCGAAGGTGTTGGTTCAGTTCAACATCTCGTGCGAAGTGCCGGTGCGGACTGCGTTCATCTTGGAGCGAGTTGTTGGAGGTGTTACCACTGAACTCGGTGTTCCAACAACGCCTGGAAGCAGGATTTACGGAATAAAGGTGCAGCCTTGGGACAGTGACAATACGTTCTCGCAATCTATTATTCCAATTTCGTTTGTAGATTCACCAGCATCAACCGCTGCTGTCACTTATAGAGTCAAGGTGTATTCAAATGGCGCTTACACATTTGCACTAAACAGGTCAATCGACGACGTAAACACCACTAACGGCACTCGCGCCACTTCCCAAGTAATCCTTCAGGAGATCCTTCCTATCTGATGATCAAAGAGATCACAGACTACCTCCTCCGCAAGCTACCCGACAGCTTCAAAGGCTGGACTCGGGAGGCTGTGGAGGACTACGTGCTGTTCCATGCGGAACAGGGCACGCTCAAGATCGCCACCCAGGACGACCACGTGGTGGCCGTGCTCGTAGGCTGGCGCCAGATGGGACCGGAGCCGCAGGCTTGGGCATGGCAGCCCAACGACCCCAATGGCGACCATTGGTACTGGCACCAGTTCGCTGCCGACTGCGCGGTATTCGCAATGGCGGTGGCGGCTAAGTTCTTTCACGACCGACCGGAGGCTGCAATCCTCCCGGCCATCGGCTACCGAAACGGCAAACTGACCACCTTCAAGAAAGGCTCGATGCCGATCTATCGGGTGGCGAACAAAAAGTATGGCATCAGTTGAAGCACCAGCACCGCGGAATTACGCGGCTGAAACCCGTGACACACTTCAAGCACAGCTTGATCTGGCACCGCAGAAGTATGCCGCGGAGGCCCAGTTCGCTCCGAAGTATCAGGCACTGCAGCTTGGTCTCCTCCAGCAGGCCACGCCGGAACTCCTGAGACTCTACAAGGAGCAGATCGCGCCCACCATGGGCGAGGTGGAGGCCGCTGCACGCTCACGTTCCCGGGCTGGCGACATTGCCGACATCTCGACTCTTGGGCCTCAAGCCCGTGCAGCGATCAAAGCCGCGTCACCGGAGCAAGCTGCTCTGGCTGACACGCTGACCGCACAGGCCCAATCTGGTCTCAATGCTGGATCACGGCTGACGCCCGAGCAGCAGCGGATGGTTGAGCAGCAGACCCGCGGATCGTTTGCCGCACGCGGTCTCGCTGGAAGCCCGACTGCCGGTCTTTCAGAAGCCGTGCGTTCCCAGATGTCAGCAGCCGGCCTCCAACAACAGCGTCAGCAACAGGCCATGGGCGCTCTCGGGGCTTCGCAAGGAGTCTATGGCGACGTATTCCAGCAAGTGCTCGGAAGGCCTTCTCAAGCCTTCGCAGGCTCTCAGGGATTCCTCGGGCAGGCTCAGGGCTTCAACCCCGGCCAGCTCTTCAATCCCGAGTCGCAGTACGCCGCCAACCTGATTGGAGGCAACCAACAGCAGGCGCTTGCCGCACGC